AGGTGGGGCAGGCCGCAGTGCCGCTGTGCCCCGGCAGCGGTCCTAACTATCCCCAGGCGGGGATTCATCCTGCGGCTGATGGGGGAACTCGTTTGCCAATAGTTTCAGCAGATCAGGCAGGTGCAAGACGGCTAAAGACTTCTTGCCGTCAGCGCGCATGATGACCACTGGGGTCTGTCCTGGCTCACAAGCAGTCTCTGCCTGGTCCATGAACTCATGCACGGCAATCTTTCTTCTGCGCTTGCACTCAATGAGGTACTGCCCCAGTATCAGGTCGCCCTCTTCGGACTGCTGATACTGCTTGAGATTGCGTTTAATGCGTATCCCAAGCATGTCGAATATCTCATTGGCTACCTCTCTCTCGTAGGTAGCGCCGCGCTGTCTGCTGATCTTTGCCATCAGAAGGGCACATCTCCATCATCATCCCGCCGCTTGGATGGGAATGGATTGGTATTGCCCTGGCCTTCGGGACGCACGTAGTTGTCTTCCTTGAGGCTAATCAAGGCACCGCCTGCTGTCTCTTTGGTCCATGCTGCAAGTTTAAGCGTCTCACCAGCCGCATAGGATCGCTCTAGTTTCATCTCTCCACGCCAGTCAGGGCCTTGGCCCTTCTTGAATCGGTTGGTCAGCAGCACTCCCGTACCTGGCTGTCGCTCTCGTTGTTGATAGTCACTCATTTCCAAACCTTTCTGATTTCAATGTTTTGGTTCTAAAGAACCCCTGATATTGAGGAAAGTCGTGCATAAACAGTCTGGCGTAATAAGCAATGTAGTCATTGTTTATCTTGAAGTCATCGCCTTGTGTCTCCACACTTGTCTCCCACCTAATGCGATTCACGATGAGCCACGCTGATAGATTGCGGTGCCCACGGTTGATCGCTTGCATAGAGAATCGCTTGAACAATTCATAGACATGCGGGTTTCTCTTATGCCACTGCCACCATTCACGTTTGGTTTCCATCTCTAAGCGCCAAGGTCAATTCCTGCTTAACCTTGCCTATGCCATGCGAGAGAACCTCGTACAGACCCTTGCTCTCTTCTTTAATGTATCCGATGATGAAGTCATTGACCTCATAGAGTGCTTCGATCTTTTCAAACTTCTGAGCGACAGAGAACTTTTTGGAGTCGTTGATCTTGTCCACCATGGTCAAGAAACCGTCCACCCAATCCTCGTTATTCGCATACTTGGCATACACTTCTTTGGCACCAGGCACCATGAAAATGATCCCAACCTCGGGTTGCTCTATTGCCTGCACTTCTTGGGTCTCAACAGCCGGTGCAGCCCTTACAGCGCCTGCAATGGTCTCTACTTCAGTCTCGTCGAGCATGCCCAGACCACAATGGGCTAGGACTGCTCTGCGGATGGCTTTTGTAGTCGCTTTAAGGATTGCATTAGCCAGTGCGTCACCTCGGGCGTTACCAACGGAGACTGCGCCTTGATTTTCCGAAACTCTGCCATCAGCCGCAGTAACTCGAACCGAGACAACGTAAATGTCATCAATTCGTTCCCGATGCGTAATTTGAGTTGACAACTTATGAATTGAACAGAGTTGCTGGGTTGCTCCGGCGTTTGCATAGAGGATTTCCTTGCCGTTGAGTTTAAGAAGATCAAAGGGTTTGGCAGCAGGATCAAGTCCTACCTGCCTGCAACGGAAAAGGTAGTAATTCTTCTTCTGTTGCTCGTTCAGACCACTTAGATCGCCACGTAGGACGATGGATTCCTGGATAGCAGGGTCCAGTACATCCTTGGGTACGACGGCCCCTACAGCCTCATTTAGCGTTCTTACGTTGCTCATATTCTTCCCTCATTTTGTAAAAGATTGGACCGTCTTTGCCAAACCACAAACCGGCGCAGGCAAACTCCAGGTCATCATGTGGGCGGGTAACGTCAAGCGCCGCCTTCCATCCTTGTTTATATGCTTCTTTGGCTACATCCTCTGATGGCACGTGGGTCCATAGGATCACGCCCACCGTCAGCAGAGAGCCAATGAAGATCATGGCGATGTCTCTCATACGAGGAATCCAATTTCATGCAGGCAGATTTCGATACATTTCACCGATTTTTTACCTAAGTTTGGAATCTTCAGCATAGTGCGACCAGAATCCTTCGCAAACATCTTGCCAATGCTGTAGGCGTCTGTTAATCCATCTGCCCTCAAGCAGTTTGCAGATCGGACATCAAGTTTGCCGGTGCGAACCAAGTCATCAAGCGTTATTGATCTCATTCGCTCTTCCAATTCGCTAGGCACTTGAGGCCCATCGTTTGACCATTCCCTTTTTTCTTTGATGGTTTCGTAAAGGGTCAGCAATTCCAAAGCCTCTTTCCCGTTGGCTATTTCAAAGGTAATTGTCATCATTTGACTAGGAACCTCCTTGACCCTGGCTGCTCGACAACGAACTGCTCATAAATGTCTGGCATTGCAGACTTGAACAATTCGGCAGAGAAGCGTTTAGAGCCTTTGGCGGTCTTCCATGTCGCCAAGACTTGCCCATCGACTGTGACCAACTCGGCGGCCTCCATCATGTAGCCCTGGATGGCCGACTGCCACTTCTCTTCCTGCGCCTCCAAGTCTTTGATCTGCGACTTGAGCGCCTTCAACTGCATGGCGGCATGCTCAAGCGACTGAGTGGCAATGAGTTTGTTGCCATCGTCTTGCTTATAGACCAGACGGGCAGCGTCTCCCATAGTCTCAGGGTCAAAGGAACGGGCTTGGATGCGGCCCCAGAACTCTGCCATCTCTCGGATATGTAGGTCCATTAGGTCAGCAGAGAAAGTCAGGGGAAAGCCCACAATCTCTTGCCCACCGAAACAGACAACAAGCACCACGTTCTCAATCTGATGCACCGTGGCCTCATGCAGGCACTGGACCCGATAGCCTAGATCAACGTCGCTAGAGCCATTGTCGCCATACTTTTTGCGCTGGTGGGCGCCCAAATTCTTGACCTCATAGAGGGTCTTGCCGTCCTCGCTGATGTAGTCAAAATGGCTTGCCATCCACTTCTCTTTGGGGTGGTACAGGGCATAGTCTGCGTCTTTAAACGCAATCTGGTTGCGACGTGCAAACTCGCGCATGATCGGTTCCTGCATGACCAGGCCCATCTGCACTGCCTCGACGTGGGATAGGTCATCCAGTGCCTTGACTCCCCACTTTTCTGCTGCCACTTCTCCACCACGGCCCTCAACGAATCGACGGGAATCTTTGGACCACAAGGCGTTGTTGCGTACTTCAGGCGTGTAGTCACTCATCTGGGCAATCTCCTATAACCACGGGGATGCTTGGAATCTTGCCGTAGACCGTGATTTCAAGGTTGTGTGTGCCATCTTCAGTAAGAATCAAGATGGTGCGTCTGCTGCTGTCACGGCTCGTTTCCTGTGAATCCAGAACGAAAACCCTTGTGACGTTGTGAATGTCAATCGTTGTCATATCAGCCCCTCATAAAGTTAGAACGATTCTTCGATCTTTATTACCACCTTCACCACCTTGGCAGACCGAACCTTCCAGAAGTGGTTGTCATCTAACCATGACTGCGCCCTTGCTCTGGTCTTAAACAGTGCAACTTTGAAGTCATAGTCGGAATACTCATAGTGAACCAGGCTACCTCTAGCCAACTGAACAGCCCACATAGCCTTACGCATCACAAGACTCCACCATCTCCAACTCTAGGCGGCGGTTCCTCAATGCATTGACACTACGGGTTAACGCTTGAACAGATAGTCTGGCTTGCTCTAACTGTTGCTCATACTTCTGCTCAAGCAAACGGATGCTATCGACTAACTCGTAGTCGTAGACTGGTGTATTCATTGCTCACCTCCGTTACCCTGGTGCATGTTGCTACGGTACTCAGACACACGCTGTGCAAAGGCTGTCGGATCGACTTCGATGTACTCAATGACCTCTGGGTACACACTCCATAGTGCTTCGATTAGGCCCATGCACATCTGGTACTCGCGCCCGTGTGCATCGAAAGGCTTATCTAAATGATTTGCCCAGGATTGAGCCAGGTTCTCATACTCTGTTGAGAAATCTATGGTTGTCGGCATTTGTGAACTCCCTCATAGTTAGGACGAATGTTTACAACACACTCACACACTAAACGCATAGACACACACTGTCAACAACTATATCCATTGTATTTTTCAATCGATGTTGGACAACCGATAGCCTGTGGATAANNCTGTGGATAAGTCTGTGGATAACTTTAGAGGGACTGACATATATCTATATGTATACTATAGCCTATAGGTCTATACGGTTTCTTGTGCCGTATAGATCACTTAGATAAATAAAAAAAACGATAGTAGA